TCCGCCGAAATTGCGTGTTCGGAGTATTGCTGGTTCTGGTCGTATGTGCCTGTCCCGTTGTAAGCGTCATAAACAACAACATACTTTGAACCTATCTTTGTAAATAACGCTTTGGTTTCAATGAACTGACTGTCGCTTGCACCCAGTTGTCCAACAGTCCAGATGTCGCCCGCGACCTTCGCCCATGATTGTCCGTCAGCACTTGTGGCGCGACGAATACCCTTTAACCAACCAGTAATGTCCGGTGGATTCGTTGTCCGGTAGCCGTATATCATGTGCCACACGGCAGCGCTTTCCCGAATAACCCCGCATTGCTGGACAACCAGTTCGTCAGCGGAAACATTTAGGACAACACCCACGTAGCCAAACGCTACAGTGCCAGCGATGATATTGGCGTAAGTGCAATTATGCGATATGAACAGGTCAATCCATTTCTGCGGACCATTGGACGAATAAACCCATACGTCCGTGCCTACTACCAGCACAACATCAAGCCGCCTGTCTACATCGTGGATAACAGGATTCCCGGCATATTCCGTCCATGCGAACGGCGCACTGGCAAACGCTGTAGCTATCCCTATTGATTGATTGCCCGTCGCTGGCGGTGCTGCCATTCCGGCGAATAACATGATGAGTTTGGTTGAATCCGAGGGATCGACAAACGCCCACGGTTCCTGCACCTGCGAATCCTTCCAGCCACCGCCGCCGTAGTTAATGATCGGGTTGCCGGAATACCTAGTAGGTGTGACGAATCCAATTTCAGGCATTGTAAACTCCCTTAAAGTTTGCGTTCCATACCCCGGTGGAACTTCCGTCCGTAACCCATGTCGTGTCACCGCAGTTCAGGTAGATCACCGTATCGGCAGTGACGGATAACGTTGGTATGCGGATCACCATTAACACTTCACCTGTTGCCGGGTTGTAAAGCCGTAACTGGTAACTCAACGGCGTTGTTAAGGCTAGATCAGCATAAGGCCGGATGTCGTAACCACTGGCGTTTGCCACATGTCCACCATTGGCGACCTGCTTAAAGCTTGGATCAATCGCATGAAACAGGACAGGGAAGTTAGTGGAATTAACAGTTCCAGCCAACAAATGATTGATCGTAAGTGGCACTGTGTATGCCGCCGTGTATATCAAGCTTGGCGGGTCAGTCATACTAGCGCTGTTAGTCGTGCTAATCGTTACGGGCGTTGAAACGGCAGCATTGTAGGTGAATTGCGCGCTGGGACTGGCGGTTGTCAGTGCCACACTGCTTGGCGTGAATACACCGCCAGCGCCACCATCATGCGGAGTTACTATCACGGTCCCGTTAACTACTCCACCTGTGGGCAAAGCTACCGTGAACGGACTGGATGCCGTGCCAATTATCCCCGCAGTTGGCCCAACTAGGCTATATGCTATCGCCAGCGATAGGAAATTAATCGAAGGTGGATCGGTTAACCCGCCGTCATTGGTAGTGCTGATTGTCCGTGCGCCGTAGGTGCTTGGCGTGTAAGTGAACGTCGCTTCCGCGTTGTTGCTGTCCAGCACAACACTGCTTGGCGTAAATACGCCGCCCACAGCACCATCATCCGGTGTTATCCGCACCGCCCCCGGCAGGTATCCGCCCGCTGGCAGTTGCACCATGTATGTTGTTGGTGTGTTAATTGGGCCTGATACCGGACCTGACAACAGGTATGTCGTTGCCTGAATCGGCGTTACGTCCACGACTGCCCATACTGCCGGGAAGATGAATGTGTAGCGCCGTCGCCGGATGTCCCTGTCGATTATCTGTTCTATTCGCGCTGTTTCAGCCGGGCCTACTATCTGCAATGAACCGTCCGGTATCTGTGCGTTCAGATGATCAATCGCGTCACGCCCGCTTAACATCGCCAGCATGGTTGCGGCTATCTGGCTTTGACTGCCGCGTTGCGGCTTGCCTTCCAAATCTACATCACACTCCAACAAGATTGGGCCTTGTATCCCCACGTCCTCACCAGTAGCGGTGACGTTAACCACTCCCCGTGGTTGCGTCACGGGATCGTCCGTATCCCATTCCGCCCAATTAAACATCGCCAGCAAGCTGTCTGTCTTCAGCCACGCGATTACGGCGCGTTCCATTTGGGTTAATGGGTTGAGTATCATTCGTTAGGTGTTCCTAACCCCAGTGCCGTCATTTGGGATAATGGATCATCGTTATCAGGCGTGTGCTTCACTTCATACATTTTCCATGAACCGTCACTCATTTGCACCGCGACCAAATCCCGGTTCTGCGGTCTTGGGTCCAAGTCCGGTGTGATGTAGTAGACGTTTATCGTGGATTGATCTAGCAGACCACCCGCTTCCAAGATGCTCATTTCGTCCGCCCGGCTGAACGCCGCAACCGCCGCGTGATATGACTCCGGGTTACTAGGGTCATAGTAATGGCGTATCTGGACAGGCCAGTCCATCATACAGGCCCGCGCATCACGTTGTATTGTTGCTGCGTTTAACATTAAAAAAAGGCGCGGGGTGTTACGCCCGCGCCCCAATCCACTTCCAAGTGACTGGATGCCTTACTGTTTCTCGAATTGATTGCGGAACTCGTCTGCTGTTCCAGCCCAAAAGTGATTTTTGTTTTTCAGGTGGTGCGTGCGACCGTGGTCATCGTCCGGCACTTCCTTCAGTCCAAAGATTTCACCGTTGGACAGTTGTTTGTATTCACCTTCGTATTGATCCAAGTCCTCTGGATCGGTGCTGATTTCCTCAAAACCCGCTTGCGTTGCCACCCGGAGTGTCTGCGGGCGATCCGTGGGTATTTCATCCACTCGCTCATGTCCATGTTCGCCTTCGGGTGGTTGTTCGTCTTCGGGAAACGCGCCCAATTCATCATCATCCTTTTTGTGCCTTGCCATAAGTTGTGTTTCCTTTCGTGTCGTGCCTAACGATTATGAGTATTGTGGGTTAATCAGATCGCCGCAGCGTGGGTTGCCGATGTATGGATAACTCGACATTTTCAGTCGAAGGATCATGCTGTCCACCGTCAGGTCAGGGTAGGATTCAACGTAGTTGCCGCCTTCAAACGGCATTGAATCCTTGTCTGTTGACGGGACGCCGCCGGGCGTGAAGCCTTCCCAGTAAAGCATGACGCCAGTGCCACCCAGTGACGCTACGCTAACACCTTCCTTATCGGTGTCTGCCGCCAATCCGGGGCGACCTACCCAAATAAAGCTGTTGCTCCACAACTGAACAAGATTCAATTGCGCGTCCGTCGCACCGCCGGAACCGTCCGGGCCATTATTGTAATAGGTGTCGCCCAGCAGGATTTCCTTCACGCCGTATTCCGCCAGCGCGTTCTTGATGTTCTGCAACGTTGAATCCTTGCCAGCGCCGAATTGACCAACGATGTAGTTCTTCACCAGTGTTGATGTGCGGACACGCTCAAACACCACGCCTGACATAACGATGGTGTAAGGCGGTGGTTCACCCTTGGCTTTCAAGCGCCGTGTTGACAGGATAATATCGGTGATAAAATCCATTGTGGCGATGTTCGCGGATGTGTAAGCGATGGTGCTGTTGGTCGCCGCGCCAAACGTGCTCGTGTTAAACAGTGCCGCTTGCGCCAGATATTCCTTCGTCAGCCCGGCCATTTCCTTGCCGAAACGTTGCGCGAAGAACGATTCCACGTCCAAGTATTCATCGTAGTCCATTTCAGTCTCGTTAGGCACTACGATTTCAATTCCGCGCAATGCCACGGTTAGCGTGTCATCCGCAAACTTTGCCACGGCGCGTTCAAAGCGCGTGCCGGGCGCGTGTAGATACTTGGCCCCAGCGATGTGCCGTAAACCCAGCGTATCCTGCAACGTTGCCTTGATAATGTGCGCCGTGCGCCGATTGATAGGAAAGTCTGGTAGTATCGACGGGTAAATCAAACCCGGCATAAAGCCTTCGCCTTCGACAACTGCCAACGCCAATTCCTGACGCGGACGTGCAGATGTTACGGTAAATACTGGCATAGTGTGTTACTGTTTTGTTGGGATATGTTAGAATACGTTTTCGATTTCAACTTCCGTCAGAACGCCAGCACCGCTTGCTGGTTGCGTGAACCGTCCGCAAATTGCCGCGCCTGTTGACACGTTAGTCCATTGACCATTCGCCGCACTGTATGCGGGATCGCCCGCCGCTACAGCTACCGCCGCGACTGCCGGGACTTTTGCGCCTTCATTCATTGCGCAGCACGCCGCTGGTTGGCCCGCTTCGCCGTCAACCATTAACACGTAATCGCCGCGAACGGTTGCGCCAGCAAGTGTCAATTGCCCATTGGCCCCGTATACTGCCCGTAGCCCACGCCCTATTGCTACGTTGCACACTTCGGTTCGGGGTGTTACGCCGATGTAGGTTGCCATTTCAGCCATAGTATTAGTTCCTTATCCTTTGATCGTTAGGTTAACCTTTCAGATTCAGCGCCGGACGCCCAGCCTTGCACCACTCGTTGTAAGCTTTCTTGTTGTCGTGCGCGGCCCGGTTCATTGCCTTGCTTTCGCTCATGCCAGCATCGACGTATTTCTTCACCGCCGATTCAAAATCGCCGCCACGCTTACCGTCGCCGCCAGCGCCTTCGCCGCCGCTAACCCGGACAGGCGCGCCACCAGTCGTGCGGAAAAATTGTAACAGGTCTTTCTTTGTTAGTGGTTCGTCGCCTTGCTTTCGCCAAGCTTCAACCTTGGCTTGTTTTTGTTCGGGCGTCATGTCGTCCGTGCAACCCGCCGCCGCCATTTCTTCAGGCGTGCAAGCTACCGTCTTCGACGCACCTTGCCGGAATGTTTCAATAACAGGTTTCAGTCCTGCTGTGATCCCTGATACGATACCATCCGATAGTTCTTTGATTTCTTCCTTCGTCATGGCTTTGGTTTCCTTCGTTGCGTTTGTAATACCTAGTTTTATCTTTGTCAAACTTTCTTCATCTTTGGCAGCAAACAACCCGGTGGGATTCGCCGCTGGCAGATCGACTAACGCCGCCGCGAAGATTTCTTCACACCGGGCGAAAAAGTGATCGCCAATCTGTTCAGTCTCACCGCTAAATTCGATGGACAATCCAAAGTTGTCCGGGGCGCGTTCCGCGATTTCATACAGGTAGTCCTTATGCGGGAATGCGGCGTAAACGTGCATGTCGCCAACAACACGATCACCGCTGATTTCGATGGTGTCCGGTGGTATGAATCCGGCTAGTGATGCGTCACCGTGATTGAACGTGTAGGGATTGAACTTGACGCGCAAGCCGCCTTTGTATTGCTTCGCGCAATCCCTGACTTGTTGCAACGTGGTTGCGTCAGCGTTCTTGTTATGTCCGCGTGCTTCGCCTAACGAGACAAGGGATACGCCATTGATGATGTTCTTTTCCCGATTAACGCGGGATTGTGCCAAACTCCACCGTGAGATTAACTGGTTTGCTGGCAACTTTGCATGGCGTTTAGTTTATCTGGTGTTCGCGTTATGAACCTTTTACGACTGTTTCAAAGTGTTGTCCAGAATTATTTTTCAAAGGATTGGATGCTCTGCTTTTCCTGTTGTGGAAGTGCGTAATGGCGGACCTACAATTCCATCTTCAATTAGCTTCGCCACGATCCGCCTACCACCGGGACTGGTAGGCGCTAGGTTGACAGTCTTGCTGCCGTGATGCTTAATCAAAGCAACAGCATCCTTGCTTAACGAGTAACCTAAACCTTTGTGCCGTGCCGCTTCTGGCACGTCTGTCAGGAATACTTCGCCACGATCCGGTTTGCTATACTCGTTAGGGAAGTCTTGATTTCTAGCATACCCACTTACTGACGCCCCGGATGGATGCGTGATTTCAAACACATCCCCCCTTAGCTTCGATGTCGCTTGTGGCGTGTTAGCCGTGAATGGCGCTTTCTTGTCCAAGTCCAATAGGTGTCCTTTGACTGATTTTAACCCCATGTCCGCTGCTGACACGATCCGATGATGACCGTTCAACATATATGTTTCGCCGTTATGCTTTACGGCATGAACAGGCTTATCGCTCAAATCCGGGTCCGGGCGTTTAGCTACCTTCGCCAGTTCGTCCGTGTTAACGATGTCTTGCGTTGTTACTAACGGTTGATCCAATGGTATGTCTGCCACTGGTAGGGTTTGAAAGAACTTGTCCCGTGACTGCTTGTATTCCAGTCCGCCAGTCACGCCCGCTGGCGCGTGCATCGCTTCGACTTGCCTGAAGAATGGCGTCCGTGAGTATGGCACGTAACGCGAGTTAGGCAGATGTTGCTTAATCGGTTCCAGCTTCGACGGATCAGTCATAGGACGTTCAGGGATATAATCTATGATCGACTTGTCCGTGGCGCTCATGCCGCCTTCATCCGTGAATCTGCCATGATCATCACGGGGTTGATCTTCGCTGTAAAACTTGTGAGTGCTATCGCCAGCGATAGAATCTAACACGTCCTGCGGCACTGGTTGCCCACGGGGACTGACATGTTTAAGTAACTCACTTTGCATACTTCATGTCCTTGTCCAATCCGAATACCACCTTGTTCATCATGTGACCGTCAGAATGTAGTCCGTAGTAACGGTTTTCCATTAGTTTCTTCCTCAGAAATTCCCTTGGATACTGAACGCCAAAGTAACGCGCCTTGGGTTGCCAGCCCAGCGTGGGATCGACTGCCTTCCCGGTTGCCTTGTCCACTAACCATGCGTGTTCAATCGGGAACGGCAAACGCGATGATGCGTATAAACCTTCTGCGTAATCGTATCCACTTGGCTTCAAGAATCCAGCCGCGATGTCCGCAGCATTGGAATAACACTGCTTCGGCGTTCCTAGCTTGATTTGTGGTGGTTTATCCGGCACATCAAACTCTTTGCCTTCGTGTTGCAGGTAGTCAGCCGTGCCGCCGTATTTCTGGTCCGGCGAGATACGGTGTTCCTTCATGTTGTCGCGCTGCATCGCAGCAACAGCGTCCAAGTGACCTGTAAGGTCAGTTAATGGCAACCTGTCGCCAGTAAGTAATGCGTCATGCCGTAACCCAAGCTTGCCTGTTTCTTTTTCAAACTTTGCTTGCGCCATTTTATGTTCCGTCAATAACTGATTCTCGATATCGCTTCCACCTTCATCTGTCCAACGCCCGTGGTCGTCGCGCGGTTGATCGGCGCTGTAAAACTTTGTTACCGCTTTTCCCTTGAACGATTCCCTGATTGCCTTCGCACCAGCAACTACACCAGTCCAATCAAAGCTATCTGATCCGGCTTGTTCCTTTAGTTTGGCGCGAACATCGCTTAACGGGACTTCGGCAATTTTTTTGTGCGTGAACTTTCCTTCCTTTGGAAACGAGTATACCACCGTTGATTCAAAGGCATCGCTTCTCCCAATCTTCCGTGACTTATCTGGATGACCACTCTTTGTTACGAAACCTTCGTATGGCCCCCAATCTTCGTTAGGCGTAACACTATATGCTGCTATCCTGTCACCAGTTCCGCCGCTAGGTTGCGGTGCTTCAGGATCGTCAACCATTGACAAGTGCATGGCTACGCCTTCAGCGTTCCCGGCGTTAACGTCCTGCAATGGACCGCCTTTGCCTAACCGATATACCAGAAATGGTTTACCTTTTTCCGGTGGTGATTCCCCGGTGTCTTCCTTTAGTTCTCCGGGTCTATCCAACCCGCCTTCATCTGCAAAGCGCCCGTGGTCGTCGCGCGCTTGATCTTCCCGGTAGAATTTGTGGTTTTTTTTTGTGCGCGTAACTCCGCTAACCTATCAAACGCTGCTAGGTGCGCGTCATCCGCAGCTTCATCCCAGTCGCGGGCCATTTGCCGTAAATCAGACACTTTTTCCTTGTTACTCATGCAAGTTACTGTGGACTAACTTACCCTGAAAGTCCGTATTGTCAATGCTAATAGCCGACTTCAAGTTACCATGAATGTTAAGTTCTGTGTAGGTGTGGTTTGGTTTCTTGCCTACGTCACCTGTCAGATACCCAATGTCGGTATATCTACCATCTTGATAAAAGCGTTTCCAAGCACGATCAATCGTTTGGTGAATGGGGGCGTCAACATGGATAACATGCGGTTCGTAACCTTCAGCTACAAACTTTGCTACCTTCGTTAGCGCTTTCTTTGTGTTAGCGCCTGTCTCGTCCAATAAAAGGTTCTTGTGTTCCAGCATGGCACGCGCTGTTAGTTCTGTTACTTCCTGTTTGGCTTCCTCTTGAAACGCACCACGATTCCATCCGCGATACCCGCTGTTCTCCCCGGCTATGTCGTCCGTGTTAATCCTGACTATGTTATCAGGAATTTTAACACCGTGTTGCGCTGCTATTTCTTCACCTTTTGATTTGCCCGCCGCTGGTGGGCCTATGACCATGTATAACTGCGGCTTTTGATCCTTCGGCACTGGCGTGGCTTTGTCCAGCCTTGATTGCACAATCTTATCGTGTTCCGCTGCAAACTCTGGTTTCAATTTCCCGGTAGCGGTCCCATCTTCCGTGTGCTGTCTAAGTGACCATGTTTCTTTTTCTTCCGGGGTCTTGCCAAATTTTTCGCTACGCCTCTCGATGCTTTTGTAATCTGGTGTCTGCTCCACGTCTTTCAGGTAACGTGGCACATCAGATTCATCCTTTGGTTTCTCTGGCACTGCCGGAATATCTGCATCGAACACGCGCGCTGGCAACTCGCCGCCGCCTTTCGCCAATTCCCCGGCTAACCGATGATGACCGTTCACGAAATAGTATTTGCCGCCTTGTTTAACAACTAATACGGGTTTGTTACCGCCAGTGCTGGGATCGTCAGCAAGTTGTTTAACACGTTCGGTGTTAACGTCCTTTTGGGTAGCTATAAAGTTTTCCGGCTTGTCGATCTTTAGCGTAGTTGGTTCAATCGTGTTGAACACTTCATCGCGTGACTTCACGTATTCGTCCACGCCATAACGCAACGGGTCTTTGCCCTTGCCTTCGTCACCCATCCCCTGCAAGGTGTTTAACCTACCAAAGAACGGTGTCTTGCTGTAAGGAACGTAACCCATCCCCGGCACTGCCTTTGTTATGGGTGTTATCTTACTGGGATCAGATAACGAACGATCCGGCTTGTAGTCTGCTACCCTTCGGTCAAAGTCTGTTTCTTCCGGTTCCGCTGCCGCCGCTGGTTCCTTGCCAGCGCCCGCACCAGCACTGCCGCCTTCGTCAGTCCAGCGCCCGTGGTCGTCGCGCGGTTGATCTTCCGAATACCATGCTTGCGTTGCCAGCACCGCCTGTAACATGGATTCTTCAACCGGGACTGGCCCTAGCTGGTGATGATATGCCTGAAAGCGTAATGGCGGCAACTTCCGACTACTGCGATCCAGTTCAACGGTTGCTGTCGGGAAATGAGTGTGACCTTGCTTGTCATACATGCGTCCCCTGCTGTCAGTGTGCGTCACCTTGGACTTGTTGGAATGCGGGTCAATCACTGTTACTGGTGCATGACCAGTAAAGCGATCATCCGCTGATCCGTGCGCCATGACCTGATCGCCCGCTGCCATGCCGCCGCTTGTCCAGCGCCCATCTTTGTCGCGGGGTTGATCTTCGCTGTAGAACTTCGTCCGGGCATTAGATCGACTGCCATTGCCATTGCCGCCAGCGCCGCCACCAAACCCGCCGCCACCGCCGCCGCCCGGCATTCCCGGCATCCCCGGCACTCCCGGCCCGCCTTGCCCTTTACCGGGACGCGGACACATCATCTGATATACTTCACGCCAGTCAATCGGATCGCCTTCACTCGTTAGGTTAGCCGACACTTCCTGCGCGACTTCAATCATGCCTTCGATTTCGCGTCCACGCTGTTCCTGAATCTCGTCAATGTCTTGTCCGTCTTCAGCGCATACACGCGCCCCGGTGTTAATCCCAGCGTTAATCTCGTTGATGTTGGCATCGCTTTCCCGGCCCACGTCAATTGTGCTTTTCGCCGGAAAGAACCATTGCCAACGCATCCAAAGCGGATGATATGGCACTTCCTTGTTAGCGATGCCGTTGCCTAATACCAGCAACGCAACCGGGTCAAGCTTGTTTTCTGTTAGCGCCTGTCGCCACATGTCGATGGCCCTGTCGTCTTGCGCGTTGATCGCACGCACTGCCGGACCAGTGTAACCACTCATGTCCCACACCTTCGCTACAGTCAGCCCAGTTCCGTTAGCTATGTCGCGGATTGTGTTTTCAACCATGCCTAACACGTTTGGACTTGGGCGATCATGCTGGAACATCGTCACTTCCTCACCTACACCTAGCGCCGTTACCATGTTAGGTCGCACCTGATACGTTTCCAGTGGATTGCCGCTGACATCCGTAATCGGGTTTATCCTATCGAACGGCAAGCCTTCCGGCAACGCGCCGGACTTCGTATGATACACACCCGATTGTGACGCCGCCCACATAAGCGCCTGTAACTCGTATTCGCGCATCCGGTCTATGTAAGTCGCGTTATCAATAGCAGTCTTGAATACACTGATGCCCCGGTAGTCGTCGTAGGTTATCGGATTGGCTAAGAACAAAAAGCGCGGCAATCCGTTCTTGTCTACAAACGGTATCGTTGCTTCATATTTATACATGCCAGTTGGCCTGTCCCGATAATAAATCTGCGCTGCCGACACGCGCCCGGTGTCATCCAATTCCAGCCCGCGAATAAAGTTGTTGCTGATAGCGTAGTTATACGGATTGCCTATCCTGTCCGCTTCGATGCCTTGCAAGTAAATCTGGTTGCCGTCACGCACAATGTTACAACCTACGTCGCCTTTGACTAACACGGAACGCAAGTCCAGCATCGCCATTTGCCTTAATGAATGCCGCCCGGTCACGTCCAGCGATTTGCCCAGCGCCAGCCGCATGTAATCTTCGTATTCAGTCTGGATAGCGCGATCACCGCAGCGTGATTGCCACTTCAGCGATCCGCAGACATACATCTGAAATTTGTTCACGATGGACGTGCATAGTCCACTGTTATCCACCGCATTAATCGCGTTCCACATGACCTGCATTTTTTCCCGCGATCCACGCAACGTTTCACCGGATGTTTGCGCGGTGCTGTTCGTTCGTGAACTGGTTGGATACGCTGCCAGATAACGAAAGCGATGTTCCTTTTCCCGCTCAATAACACGCCTTGCTGCTATCGTTGGCGATAGCAACCGGATCATGCCGTCGATCTTCGCTTCAAGCGGCGTAACCTTGTAAGGCGTGTATGGCTTCACGGCGAAAAGCGGCTTTGGGTATCTATGGTTGCATAGGCTACCTGAACAGCATTCTGACCGGAACCAGATGGTTGCGCTTGCCGTATTGCTATTCGCAGTTGCGTAAGAATTAAAGTAACTTCCGGCAAGTTGGCTTTGGTCAGGCTACGATTGGGAAACGTGTAACTTTGTCCTACTGTAGCAATGTCATTCAGGACTTGCAGCCATGTCTGTTGCATGGACAATAACACGTCCAAAGCTAAACCAACGAACGGGTTGTCGGATAATGCCATAGCTAGAACAACCGTATCGCCTTCCGGCGTGGTTGTCTAGCTTTTCCTAAACTCACGTAACTTGCGAATCGCGTAACTCTCCGTTTCGATTTCGGAGTAACGCCCGCGTGCGCCCCATACCCGGCCACGTAACGCGCCTTTCTGCCCTTGCCTGACATGGACTAACTCATGGGCGATAACATAGATCAGGCATTCAGTCAGCGATGCCAAATAGTAACGCTTCCCTTTCAGTTGTCCGTATTGATAGGTTGTCAGCTTTCGTGGGAATCGTTGCTTCGTGTTAATCCATACCCTAATCCTACACCCGCCACCTATCCCGCGATAGTGACCCTTAGTGTTACTGATCTGCACCCTAAACCCCTTGATTCCCGGTGGTCGCACAAAATCAATGATCGCCCGGATCAGTTTCGTTGAGATCGTTGTCTTGTTAACTATCGTCATCCGCTTCATTCCATCACCTTCCAGTTTTCTACGTCCTTTCGTAGTTGTTCCATCTTGGCTTTCCGCGTCGTCAGGAATTTCTCCAAGCTTGCCCGCTTCCTAGCTTTGGCCCGCCCCCATGCTGCCTTCGCACTTTTGGTCTTCCACCACTTGCTCAGTTTTATCTCTTTCACGATATAACATAACATATCGAGTTTATCACAAATCCCAAATAACGCAAGTTTGGGCCTTGCTGGACGAAAGTTACCCAGCTAAATCTTTTTTGAAATAATCAGTTGACACGCTTTTGCGTGTTACTGCTAAGTAGCCTCAAAACTATCGCCAGCGATAGCTTCATCCTGCTTCCAGTCAGACAAGTCCATTAGCTTTTGCAATGACATGGCGACTACAATCTGGCATTCGCAATCCCATGCGTGGTTAGGGCGCTTCGTGCCTTCGCCTTTCTCGTCCGTGTTGCTCCACCATTCAGTGACACGCTGCCGGGCGTTTAATACCCGGTGACGCACTTCGCTGTTGATCTGTTGCATGTAGTCCCGGCCCGCGTCACCCGGCACGCCCCAGTAAAGCGCCTGTCCGTGCTTCAGTGCGTTCAGCATGTTCTTGATGTGAAGGTTCATCCAGTCGTATCGCCTAACAAGTCTAGGCGCTTGCACTCGTATGCGCCTGTTGATCTGTTGCATGGATGTGCCGCTGAACGGGTCAACCAGTTGCGCGGCACTGTAAGGCAGTTCGATTGCTGTCCTTTCGATCATTCCCCTTGGCCCCACGATTTCTTGGAAGTGCTTGAACGGTTCAACCCGGTCCACGCCCCGCAAACACGTCCAGCTATGCTTCACTGCCGCCGCGTAAACTTCCCGCGCTTCAAAGCCACTGTCGATTAGCACGCATTGCGGTTGCACGCCGTATTCCGCCGCTGTTATGGCTATCTCGTCATAGCTTGTTAAACACGTCGATTCGCTTACCCCGCGTCCGATTAGGCGACTGTCGCCATTCGCAGCTACAGCGCGAATAACGTATGGGTAGCCCCATTGCTGCTTGTCGCATGACATGAATCTGATGACTTCACGATCCCATTTTTCCTTTTTCCAATCCTTGTCCTTTAACCAGTAGTCTGCTAACACCACCCGGCTTGTTACTTGCAAGTGCCGGGATTCGTCCCACGGGTCCGCCATGCGCCTACTCCAAAACTTTTTGAGTGGTTCAACGTTGCCGTAGCGTTTGTATTGCGCTACCGCTTTCAAAAATTCTTCAACCCATTGGCCCCATGTTATTCCGGGCCAATTCACTGACAAGATGTTAAAGCGGTAGCTTTGATGCCAGCCTTCAGCACCAGTGTTAAGGCCAATGTAACGCGCCTTGCTGTTAAGCAGTCGCCGTGAACGGGCGGTATCATCCCACTCATACCCGCATCCGAAACACTGGTAGCGCACTGTCTTTTTGACTTCCTTGTAATCCCATTCCCTGTTGTTAGGCCGGGTGCGTTCGGTCTTATCCCAGCGTATGCCGCCCGGCTTGCCCGGCTTGCCCCAGCGTGGGATTTGTTCGTGTCCGCATTTGCTACAGCGCCAGTGCCATTCTTTCCATGTGCCGCTGCGTAGCGCAAGGTCAATGTCGTCCCCGGCAACGCCAGCCACACTGCCGTTCCAAACCTTGTAGTTCCATGCGTAGGCCACATTGCATCTGATCCATGCGATTTCC